TCACAAGGACGGTTCCGAGATATTGGTCGCGCAGGAAGGTGAACGCCCCCGCCGGCTCACTCCGCGCGAATGCGCCCGCCTCATGGGATACCCGGATGATCTGCGCATTCCCGTCTCGGACACGCAGGCCTATCGCCAGTTCGGCAACTCCGTGGTCGTACCAGCCATCGCGGAGATCGCCCGCATCATGCGTCCCCATATCCTCAAGGTCATGCAGGAGAACAAGGCCCCCGAACTGATCTCCGATTCCGAACTGGCCGACGAGGCGATCCAAAAGGCCCGCCAACTGGCCGTCGCCGGCGCAAGCCACGACTGAAACGACACGCCGCTAGACCGTTGATGCTTTGGCGCTGACATTGGCATGGGTATTGTTGAGGTATGCGCGATACCCATGTCAACGACGATCAGCAATGGTACGACACGGCCGACATCCAGCAGGTCCACGACCTGTTGACCCGAGCCGGTGCCGAAAGCATCTGGGTCAAGCGGCTGGTGCCCAACAACAACTCGAAACAGCAGATCTTCCTAGGCAACGATCCCTCCGACCTAGCTTTCCTTCCCCTCGGCACGCCGTGGTACACGGATCCGAAATCACAGAAGAAGAAAGCCGGGCCGCTGCTGATTCGCATTCCGGTTCCGTGGCGATGGGTCACGCCTGACGGCGAGTTCGACGCGCCGAACGCCAACATGTGCTTCTACCCGCAATATCCCGAGGTAAGGTTCTCCGGCTTCCTGAAGGGATGCAAGGAAGGCCCGTCCGAGCTGTTGAGCGAGACGAAACGTGGCCACGAAGAGGGACGCTGCTTGTTCTTCGGAACCGTGAAGGACACGGGCGAAGGAATGGGACATGTTGTCGCCTTGGTCGTCGGCGCTCCATCGCCGGCCGCCCAATACGTCTTGAACATGGACACATTCGAGAAAGGGCACGTCTGCCCGGTCGTGTTCCAAGGCCAGAGAAAGCCCGGCGAATTCTCCATCCTTGAGGAAGCTCTTCTCGGCATCATGGGCAAGAAGATCATCCCATGGCGTCTGCGCAACGACGGAACCATCGACAAGCCATACATCGCTCCCAACGCTCCCGGACTGACTCTGGAGGCGGAACTCGGCGTGGGAGAGAACGCCATTCCCGGCCCGGACTTCGACATCTGGGAGCTCAAGGCCATCAAACAACCATCCCTTGAGCGGCGCAGCAACCACCGGGTCACCTTGTTCACGCCGCAGCCCGACACGGGATGGATAACGGGACAATCCCAAGCCGATTTCGTCCTGCGCTACGGACATGTCAGCGGCACCGACGAAAACGGCAATCCCGACGAGTACTACTTCACTTCGGGCGACATTAACCGCCCCGGCGAAGACAAAGAGGGAGCGAAACTCAACCTTAAACTCGTCGGCTTCACCGATGCCAAGCACTTCGATCCCAACGGGATGATCGCCCTATACGACAAGCAGACCGGCGAACTCGCCGCCGGATGGTCATACCTCAAGCTACTGGAACACTGGCAGCGCAAGCACAACCGCGCCGCTTACGTGCCGTATCTCAGGGAAAAAGAAGACGGGAAGACCACGGTAGAATTTGGCCCACTCGTCACCCTCGGCATCTCCACCAGCTTCGGCCTGTTCCTAAAAGCCTTCCAAGACGGCAAGGTCATCTACGACCCCGGCGACAAAATCACCCTCAAAGATGGCAAATGGACGCCCCATTCCCGAAGCCAATTCCGCATCAACCTCAACGACATCTCGGCCATCTACCAAGAAGTAAAAGAAGTGGATCTGCGAGATTCCGATTCTTCGCAAAAAGAGGAATAGCCATGGCAATGATAATGTGTCCCGGCTGCGGAACAAGTATTTCCGACAAAGCGTTGTCCTGCCCGCAATGTGGTTTTGTCGGCGACGATCCGAGTCGTCCGATTTCTCAACAAGCAGTTTATGAGATGGTGCCAAAGTTCCAAGTTGAGATTGATCGTTGGGATCCACAATCGCAATCATTGGTGGGCGAGTCATTGGATATGTCCTTGGAGACCCGGCGTAAAATCTTCGGCTTCCTAGGCAATCTGGAACAGCTCCAGACGCTTGCACCAGGGCTGTTCCAGCTCATCAAGGAATTCTCCAACAAAGATGAAGCCACATTGGTGGCTCATTTGCCCGAGGAGATCATGAAGATGGTTGAAGAAGGAAAGCTCTTCTTCAAGGAGGATGCCAACGGGAAGATTATGCCGCAAGTGTTCGACGTGAACGGGAAGTTCTATAAGCAGGTGCGGCTTGACTGGGAGCAGATGTCGCCTGATGTCATGGATACAATGCGGCACTTGCAGACTCAGGTGGCCATCGCAATGGTGTTGTCCGAGGTCCGCAGCCTTAGGGACCAAATCGAAGGTATTCGAGTGGACTTGCAGAATGACCGTCTGGCACTGGCTGAAGGCGCTTGGGATAAACTCATGCAAGCCCGTGTCATTGAAGATTCACGGCTGCGCGATGCATTGATAGTACAAGCCATATCATCCGCGACCGATGCCAAGCGAACATTGATGCGTAATTTCGCGGAGAACGTCAAATACCTGAAAGCCCATTCCAATGAGCGTATAGACAAGAAACTGATTTCTGCCGTCACTCAGCAAAATCAATCGAGGGCTGCCGATGCGTTCAACGATCTGGCGCAGATCACCAATGCTGTACGTGTCGAAGGCGCTGGATATGCCATGCTCAATCAAAACGAGGCGAGCATGGTATGTTTGGAACAGTTCCGAGAATTCATCGACGCGAATAAACTTAACGAGCGAGACACCTTACTGGCAATTAACTCGCATCTCCCGGTTGGGTCGAAGATGCCTGACATGGTTGACCAATTCGAGGATCTGGCGCTAAGGATCACGGCGCTAGACGGCGCGTCGCAGCTAGACCGTATCCCCCAAAGATTGCTTGAGCCATTCAGACCTGAGCCGGAGACGAACGAAAGCAACAGTGAAGAGGAGGACGGCAACAATGTTCCGTAAGAAGAAGAATGATCCAGCTCAGAGCGAGGGGACTGAAAACAGTCCTCAAAGAAAGTCCGTTAACGATGCTCAAGATGCCGTTGCGCCCCATGGCCACGCTTTCATGCGCAAGACAATCAAGCGTTGCGAAAACTGCGATAGCGAGTTGGAAAGCACGAGAAAGTCCAATTTGTGCGAAGCATGTGAGAAGGAACAACTGCAGAAAAATGTCAAGAAAGGTGCGGCAGCTGCTGCTGCTATCGGCCTAGCAAAAGTGGTTATTCCGAAAGTTGCCCCATATGCCAAGAAAGCCGCTCCATTGGTAGCCAATGCTGTAAAAAAGATAGTGTTTAGATAGCAAAACAGTCTTCCAATGTCGCAAATTCAGAGCGGCTGCGCAATAATGCGATGCTCTATGGATTATGGATTCGGAGTGCTGAGCAATGCCCAAGAAAAAGACTCATAGTGAGTTCCTTGCCGATCTCGGACGGCTGAATGCTCATGCTGACGATCTGGAGATTGAGTCGGAATATCAGGGGTCGAAAGCGCCAGTGGATGTGCGTTGCCTGCGCTGCGGTCATAAATGGATGACGATGCCTGGCACGTTGCTTCAAGGGTGCGGATGCCCTCGGTGCGGTGAGAAGCAGCTCCGGCGTAAGAAAACATACACCAATGAGAAATTCCTAGAGAAGCTTGCCAAGATCAATCCTGAGGCGGAGCCATTAATGGAATACACGAAGGGCTCTAGTTACATCGACGTTCGATGCAAGCGATGCGGCACGATATGGTCCTCCAAGGGATACAACTTGTTGCAGGGCAAGGGATGTCCCCATTGCGGTGCGATTCGGGGCGCGAGGAACAACCAAGGCAAGACTGGTGTCAAGACCCGTGAGCAGTTCTCGGCCGAGCTGGCTGAGGCGTCGCCGGACATCGAGGTGCTTGGCGATTATGTGAACGTGCATACGAAGATCAAGGTCCGGTGTCATGTCTGCGGCCACGTTTGGTCGGCGGTGCCGGGTGCGCTTTTACGAGGTCACGGCTGCCCGAGGTGCGCCCGATCCGGCACCAGCTTCATGGAGCAGTTTCTGCTCTATGCCCTCAGGCAAGCGCTTGCCGGGGAGACGGTTCTCTCACGGGACAAGACGACCATCGGAATGGAGCTGGATATTCTGATTCCATCGAAGCGGCTTGCGGTCGAGCCGGGCGTGTGGTTTCTTCACAAAAGGAATGTCAAACGTGACGGCGAAAAGCGGAGAAGATGTCATGAGGCCGACATCCGGCTTGTGACCATATACGATCAATTCCCGCAAGACATGGAGTCTCCGTTCGATGACGATTGCCTCACATACCCGTTTGATTTGAACTCAGGCGACCGTTCGGCGCTCAGGGATCTTGCGATTGGATTGATTAAGGATGCGGGTGGCATCTGTGAGTTCAGCGCGGATGACTGGGCGAGGATTGAGGAAATAGCGACCGAAGAATCACGTGCCCAGAGTCCCGATCAATTTGTCGAGAGGTTGCATGCCATTCATCCCAATATCGAGGTCGTGGGCAAGTATGTGAATGTTAATACGCGAGTCCGAGTGCGTTGCAACGTGTGCGGGAGGGTGTGGGATGCCTTGCCGGCAAGTCTGCTCGCAGGTGATGGATGCCGAACGTGTGGCACGAAACGGGCTCATGACCAATTGCGCAAGTCCCAAGACGATTTCATTGAGCAAGTCAGGGAAGCGAATCCCGACATCGAAGTGCTTGGCGAATACGTTTCGAGACATGGCAAAGTTCACGCTCGTTGCCGTGTCTGCGGTCACGAATGGGATCCCGTAGCAGCGAGCCTGCTCAGAGGATCAAATCACAAAGGATGGAAAGGAATCCATGGCAAACTTAAGCTTTAGAGAATTTCTCATGGAAGCGCTCATCGGATAAAGTCGACACGCCGAACGCCGTTGCCACCATGACTGCCAAATCCAGTAAAAAACCAGTAACAATGACCGTCACGGTGAGCCAATCCCAGCCGTCTCAACAAAGACAGCCAAAAATCAAGAACCGCCATTTTTCCAACGATATTAGTCTTAGCAAAAAGCCATTCAATCCAACAAGAAACACCCCGCGGAAACAGGATGTCGCAGGTTCAAATCCTGTCAGCCCGACCGGAGCCCTTGGAAACATTAGGTTTTCAAGGGCTTATTTTTTCCGCCGAAAACAATCCGCATACAAATGCATACAAACGCCGCGGAACCTCCATGCCCGATTCACACGAGTTCGCGCTCGCGGAGGGCTCCGATCGCGTCGGCCACGTCGTCCAATCGTTCCGGCCAGAGCGCCGTGTAGGTGTTCAATGTGATGCTGGGAGAGGAGTGGCCGAGCTGCATCTGCAGGGTCTTCACGTCCGCGCCCTGGGCGATCGCGAAGCTCGCGTATGTGTGGCGCAGACTGTGTATGGTCACGCCCGCGTCCTCCATGCCGGCCGCTTTGACGGCCTTGTTCCATATCCTTGTCCGCCACGTGTTCGTCCAGACGTTCCCACCACGGGTGGCACGGAACAGCCAATCGTCATCACCCATGCCATCCATCTGCGCCTTGATCTGCGGCATAAGGAACCGTGGTATCGCGATGTTGCGGGCCTTGCCGTTCTTCGGTGTGCCGAGCATGCTGCCGCCGTGCCCGTCGTCAGTCCATGTGCGGCCTATCCTAGCGCGCCGCCTGTCCACGTCCACGTCACCGACCTTAAGGGCAAGCGATTCGCCTATGCGGCATCCCGTATAGGCCTGCCATCTGACCAGCAGACCGTCCACCGGCTTCCCGATCTTCTCCGCCTCGTCCGCGAGCAACTCGACCTCGCGGACCGAGAGGAACACCATGTCATCGTCGGAGACGATCTTCGGCACGGTGACCCTGTCCACAGGATTCTCACCGATCCACCCGTTCGAGACGGCGTAGTCAAAGATGCCCTTGAGGACGACTTTCATGATATTGCGGATGCTTCTCGCGCTCAGCGGCTTCGAATCACGCCCGTCCGGCAACGCGGCCGGATAACCACCGCCCATGAGCTGGCCGACCCACTCCTGCAGCATGTCAGGGCGAAGCTCACGCAACGTCATGCCACCCCATTTGGGCAGGATGTACAGGCGCAGCTCCCTCGCATACCGGCCAGCGGTGCCGGGTTTCAGATCAACCTTCGACGCGAGCCATTCGCCGGCCACATCATCCAGGACACGAAGCTCCTGACGAGGATCGCGGTAGCGTCCCCGCCTGATGTCGTCCTCCATGGCCGCGGCATATTCCTGCGCTTCGGAGAGCCTGGCGAACTGCTTCACCCTCTGCACACGTCTACCATCCTTGACGATGGTCCAATGACAACGCCAGCGCATCCCGACTCCATAACGGCTTTTACGCCACTTCTCAGGCACATTGGCCTTCATCGGATCGCGTGAGTTAGCCAAAGAGCGTTTGGCCGCGCGACTCGGCGGATTGCCATCATCGTCATTCTTGAGCCACAGATCATCAATGGTCACTTTCATGGCGCTTCTTCCCACATGTTTTTCACACCGGCGCTCGCGGTATGCGGGTGGCCGGGGTCATTTTTTATAAGGAATCCGAACGGGTATAAGGCTCTATAAGCACGTATAAATATGTGATGAGGTGATCGCGTTATCGTGAACCTGCATCATCGTCCGATGGAAGATCGACGGAGACTTTCACTTGACCATCGCTTTTTTCGATGGTTGCGGAGGTGACTTTCGTCTCGGATCCGAATGGATCGGTGTTCGTCGGCAGTGCCACGGTGCCTAGGACGGTTCCGCTTAGACGGATTACCAGGACGTCTGCCGATGGTTTCACAGTCACCCAGACATGCGATTGGTCCTCGAATTGGTCGAGGATCTCGTCAAGTCCGTCCACCGGTTCGATGGGTACTGTCCTTCCGATGGGCGCGAGCACCTTCTTATGCGGCTTGATATTCGAGAACACGACTTTCGTTGAGACGTTTGGCCAACTCTGCGGTTTCGGCTCGACGGGCTTTGGCTTTCGTGCTTTCTTCGTTGGAAGCTCCGGCACGTTCTGGCGTGGAAGGCCCATCGGATCGTGAGCTTCCGGCATTTGCAGACGGAGCTGCCATATGTGTCGATCCTTGTCCTTCACCCTGTCCGGGACATGGGCGAGCATCACGGCACCCTCGGGAGGTACCTGACCACAGTGACGCTCCATCTGGTATTTGCTTATATATCCGATTTCCTCGCCGTCGAGAAACACCCAGTACGTGGGGTATCCTGCATACTTGCCCTTCCGTATCCGGCCTTCCATGACATAAACCCAGACCCATGCGTCGTATCCGTATCTTTTCAGGATCCGCTGGTGATCCTCGTCTCCGGATATCTCCACGCCGCACTCGATGGTCTCGACAACCCTGCCATCGGGTCGCGCGTTCACCGCAGTCGGCATCTCGTCGCCGAGATAAATGCTCTTCATGAAGGTGGAATCTTTGCGACGCTTGTCATGGAGCGCTCGCTGTCTCGATTCGTCGATTTCAGATTGCGTGAGCGTTCTCGGACTGTACATGGATTCCAGTCGGCGCCAGCATTCGAAAGTCCATCGGGCATCTGACATGGCGCGGTGCTCCTCGGTGGCTTGTATGCCAAGCAGCCGCATGGTCTCCTGCAGGCTTACCGATGGTGCGTTTGGGAACTTCGCCATTGCCAACGACATCGTATCGATGCAGGTCGTGTCAAGACAATCGATGCCGAGTCGTGATGCTTCCTTGTTCAATGCGGAAACGTCATAGCTGATGTTATGGCCGATCAGCGTGAGGTTCGAGATGGCTGCGAGGAATTCGGGGATTACCTGTTCCGCGTTCGGCTGGGACAGCAAGGACTCTTCGGTGATTCCGGTCAAGAGCGTTGCCGACGCCGGCAGGTCGCATTCGGGGGAGATGAGTTGCTCCCATTCGCAGGTCGGCACGTTGTTCCTTATCAGGATTGCGCCGATATCGATGACACGTGTCCCGGAAGGGGAATTTATCGTTTCCGTGTCGATGACGACGGCATCGGCGATGGCGGCGTTCATTCTGAACTCGGCGAACGAATCCAGACCGTCATCGCCCGCATGCGATTCTCCGGACAATCCACTTTCCGCAGGTACGGACGATTGTCCCTTGTTCTTCTTCGATACGGCGTAGGCGATGGCCGCAACGGCAACGATGACTATGACCAGCGTCATTCCACTGTCCTTTCTCCATAAGCCGTCGTGGCACGAGAAGCCAACAGCGACTTGTAATCCTCCACAACCTGCACCGTCACGCCAAGCTCACACGCGATGAGATAAGAGTCCCCGTCGTACAGTCGTTCGGCGGTCGCATATTCGACGGGGCCCACGAGCCATAACGCGGTCTCCTTGCGGGTGCGCTGTTCCGCTTTTGCTCCGATGATTCCGCATCCAGGGTCATGGTGTCTCGCATGCACGAGCTCATGGCAGAGCGTGCACATCTTCTGATGGTCAAGCAGTCGATTGTCAACGATGACGAGCCGCAACGTATCACAGTACAGTCCACACAACCCGCGACCCAGGCTGCGTTCCTCCACGCGCACGTCCATCGACTCCGCCTCCATCAGAAGCCCGTCATAACTGTCTATCGGCCCTCACCGCCGTTCATCTCGATTTCCTTATTCGGATCCATGTTGGCGGCCACGTCATAGTCTTCGGGGTGCGCGGCGATACGGTCGATGAGATCATCGGTGATTTGGGACTCGCGCTCGCGAGCTTCATTGCGCGCGGCTCTAGCAATGAATTTCTCGGCTTCCTCAATGAGTTCATGTGGATTAATACCGAAAACTTCTGCTAGCTGAGCTATTTGCGTTACTTTGATGTCGCGCTCGTTTTTCAGCATTCTGATTAGCGTTCGCTCTGGTACGCCAGACTTCTCCGAAAGCTCTTTGATGGTTAATCCTGCTGCAGAACGTTCTGCAGAAATTGCTTTAGCTGTTGCTTCATTAATGTCCATATGGACAGTATAACGACTGTAAATTTGCTAACAACTGCCCGTTTGGGCGTGTCGCACTTGCATACTGCCCAAATGGGCATTAGTATGCAAAGCATGGACAGCATGAAGTATTCGGCAACAGTTGCAAAACGAGTTGACAAGGCTCTTTCCAGTGCGAAATTCAGCGTTTCTGAGGCGTCGGAGAAGTCTGGAATCCCTCGAGTCACATTGACAAGGAGGCTTAAATATCCAGCGTCATCGCCATTCACTGTTCGTGAATTGCATCAAATTGCTGAAGCGATTGGGTGTGATGTCAGTGAGTTCTTCGTCAGAGACAAAAAATCATAAGTCGCTGACGCATGAATCGAAAGGAGAATCCGAAATGATGACTACCAAGAAAACGATGGTTACCGAAATCGATCTTTATGAGTTGACGGAAGAGCAGTTTCACACGCTCTGCGAACTGATTGGGGAGGATTGCCGGAAGCTGGCGCGTCTTGATGAGAACCCTATGCGCGTGTGGTATTCGCCGGGAGACGATTCCACTGTGGTCAGGTATACGAAGATGCTGCAGATTGAGGGCAATCAGCTCGGTCGCATCCTCGGCGTCACGACTGCCGGTACGGAGGAACCGGTTTCGTCATGGAGAAACGGTGGGATGGGTCATCTGGAAGGGCCCAAGTGATGCGTACGTCATCGTTGGTGCTGACTTCCAGACCTCGTTCGAGGAATAGGAAGCTTGATTCGGAGCCGCGCGAGATGTCGCCGAGTTCGTACTTGTTGCCATTCGAAAGCTCGACCCTCACATCCTTGGCGTCGAACGGATTGTTGTTCGCAACGGAATGTCTGAGGTTATGCACCTGGCGAAGCTCCCACTTTGGAACGGACGCCTCATCTTCCTGGATGGTCGCTTGGCGTTGCAGGGCGTCAGCCTGCGACTCAAGGGCACGCACCTGATCGCGAAGCGTTGAAACCGTGGCGTTCGACGCGTCGAGCTGCTCCCGCAACAGTTTGATGTCTTCCTCACGGTCCTTGTTCCGTTCTTTCGAACTCTTGTGTTCGACGACCCATCCAACGATCGTCACGACGAGCGTGAGAACAAATGCGGCGAGTTCGACGCCGTGCTGTGAAAACCAATCAGTCATGAAAACGATTCTAAGGAGAATCCGAAATGAGCATCAACATTCCGGCCGAGACACCGGATGAATCCACGAACCCGATTTCCGTTGAGGAGTTCGAACGCCTGCACCCGGCGATGCTTGGCGCGATAAGGAAAGCCGTCCGCGAGGAATTGGAACTCTCTCACGCGGACGGCCCAACGTCAGCTGATGTTCAGCGCACGTTTGATCTTCAACTGGTCGTTCCGGATGCACCGCTGGTATTCGGCGATGCCCTGCACGGCATCGGCCAGCGACACGATGGCCTGCTGAATGTTTCCGGATTGTGCGTGGGCCTTCGCGTCATTGGCGGAATTCACTGGATCGCGTTGCATGTTATCACCGCCCTTCTTTGCGCGGGTCTGCTCATTCTCCCACTCGGCAGGAAGGCCCTCAAACGAAACACGTCGGAAAAGCAATCGGCGCTTACCAACGCATGAAAGGAGCGGGTGCGTGATGAATGACAAAGAGGTGTTCGCCGCATTGGCGGCGGCGTTGAAGCCGATGAACACGACGAAGGACATCGCGGACAACTGCGGCATCAAGGAAGGCACCCTGGCGTACTGGCGTAGCGCGGGCATCGGCCCGAAGTTCGTGAAGGTGGGACGGATCGTCATGTATCCGAAGGAGCAGATGATCGCCTATTTCGCGCAACACCTGTACCAGTGCACGGCCGAATACGAGGAAGAGGTGGGTGCGTGATGACTGACAACGACTGGCGTACCGATACCCCGTGGCCGGATCCATGGGAAGAAAAGGAAGACAAATGAGCGACATCCGCAAAGTCTGCGTCGAAGCGATATTCAGGGAATTTGAGGACAAGGGCGACGCCATCCGTCCGGCCTATGCCGACAGGTGGGACGACATCGAAGCAAGGCGTTCGCTCGGTCACATCGTCGGATTCATCGACATCGATGTGGTCGACCTCGTGGACATCGTCATCGACACCATCAACAAGGAGCTGTGATGGAATCAATGCCTCTGGCCGTAGGTCAGGCACTGCTCGACTTCGTCGTTGCGTCTCGCGCCGAGCTCCGTAGTGTAAGCGACGTGAACCGTCACATGACAGGATCCACGTCCGAAGTAGGCGAAGCCGGGTTGGGCGTTCAGACGGTCGATACCGGCCTGGTCTTCGAGTATCTGCTTGGAGAAGAACTCGCTTTCGAGCGCGACCTCTCCGAACGGCACAACCTCGTCGACGTGCCGTTGCGCAACGGTCTGGTCTTTGAAACGGACGAACACGGACACGTCTCGTGCCATGTCGGGGCAATCGTTGACAAGGAAGACGGTCGAGGTTTCTCCATCGTATTCGACCCGCCACTTGTGGACCGTCTGGTCGGCGGTGACGGACAACGCCCGCTGGCTGATCGAGTTCGCGTCTGCAGCTATCTCGTTCGCCTTTCCTGCAAGGCGGTTGGCCTGCTCGGCGGCACGCTTCGATTCGACGGCGATCCGGTTGGCTTCCTCAGCCGAGCCGTTCGCCTGCTCCGAGAGCTTGTTGCCATGGCGCGCCTGGAACAAGGCGACACATCCGGAGACACCGCCAACCAATCCCGTGACGGCGCCAACGACGCCGGTGATCGCATTGATGTCCATTCCACCGATTCTACGAACGGAGGCGAACGATGAAAGCTCTTGCCCTCGTCATCCTGCACCAGCTGCTGTTCGCAGTGTGGCTACTGGCCATGTGGGTGCTGTACTGCACGCCGGCCTGCACGCACCCGATCGAACACCTCATCGCCGTGCCGTTCGCGGTGCTCATCCCCACGGCCGTCATCATGCGCCGCCTGTTCTCCGACCCACGCTTCATCCGATGGGTGGACGAACTCGAGCGATGAAAGACCTGGGCGGCTCCTCACACATTGCGGCATGGACGTGGTTCGTCATGCGCGGCCATGCCTGAACCGCCCGCGCGTCAAGGAAAAGACGTTAAAACCAGCCGGACGGGTCATCTTCTCTCTTCTCCTCCCGCCCGGCCCTCGCCGGGGCCCGCGAACGGATGCGGGCGCCATGGATCGGCGTGTTGAGGTCACGTCGGCGGATGGATGCGCGGTTCGAATCCGCGCCCCGGCACGACATCAATCCAAAGGAGGCAAACGTTGCCAAGCAAAACACCAAGCAGGCCGGAAGGCGAGAAGTGGTTCGAATGGCCGCTCACACCCGCCAGCGTCGGCATGACGGCCGCCGAACTGATCGGCGAACTGTATGAAACCATATCCACGCTCAACCGCGACCGTGGCTGGAACCTCACCATGGTCGCGCCGGCGCGCTTCGGCGAGATCGTCATCGACCGCGAGGCCGGATGCCTGCGCGCCAAGTGCGCGTGGAAGGCCAAGGATCCAAGCCAGCTCGGCCCGGAACCGGCCGGATACGTGAGAGGGGAGTGACATGGCCATAGGGGAGACCGTCATCACCATCGTCGGCAACCTCACCGCGGATCCGGAACTGAGAACCACCGGCCAGGGCGCGCAGGTCGCCAGCTTCACCATCGCAAACACCGCGCGCGTATACAACAAGCAGACCGGCCAGTACGAGGATGGGCCGGCGTTGTTCATGCGCTGCTCGGCATGGCGTGACATGGCCTCGCATTGCGCGCAGAGCCTTGCGAAGGGCATGCGCGTAATCGCGCAGGGACGCCTCCAACAGCATTCCTACCAGGCGCAGGACGGCACCAACAGAACCGTCATGGAACTGCAGGTTGACGAGATCGGCCCGAGCCTGCGCTACGCCACCGCGCAGGTCAGCCGCATCAGCCGACGGCCGCAAGGTCCCGTCTACGGCAATCCCGCCGCGCAGACGCCGACCGTCAACACCGGAGCGGGCGGCTGGAGCCAACAGCCGGCCCAGACACAGCAATCCGCCCAGCCTCCGGCCGATGATCCGTGGGGCGCGCCGGCGGCCGACCAGTCATCATTCGGAGGTTTCGGCAAACCCGACACGGAACCGGATTTCTAAGGAGCAGCAATGAAAGCCAGCGAACAACAGGCGCTCATCCCACAGGAGGCCACGCCCGACACGCTCATCGACCTCATCGGCAAGACCCAGCAGGTCACCAAGGCCGCGGCCGTCGTGCTCAAGGCATGCCGCAACGTCATGGACACCAAAAACAAGCAGGAGCACATCGACAAGTGGGGCGGCATCCACGCCATCACCGAAGCCGTGTACGACTGCGCGGACCTCGCTCAGCGCATCCTCGACGCGGGACTGGCCATGGAGAACATGTGCGCGAAGCCCGCCACGTCACGGCAGATGATCCTCATCGACGACCTGCGCCGCAGCCTCGACATGGACGACGGCGACGTGGAGGCGACCGTCGATCCGGACACCGGCGAGATCGACTGAACCACGGAAGGAGCAAGAGAGATATGTGGTTTATTGTCGACGACCAGATGGCCGACGACAGGCGCATCCGCCGCCTGCCGCTCGCCACCGTGGGCCTGTGGGTCAAGCTGTGCGTCATCCACTCCAAAGGCGTCTCGATGCAGGCCAAGGATCCGGCCGCGTATCCAGGATACTTCGACAAGCTCGACCTCAAGGACGTCGGCGGCACCATGAAACAGCTCCAGCAGCTCGTCGACTCCGGCCTCATGGAAGAGCACGACGGCGGATGGCGCCCCGTCTACGCCGAAGGCATATGCAGGGAGCCCCGAGTGTTGACCGAGGAGCAGCGCGAGGCGCGCCGCAAGGCGGGAAGCAAGGGAGGACGCCGCAAGGCGGCCAACCAGAAAGCCAAGCAAACGTCTGGCGACTTGCCGGAAAACAGCCAAGCAAACGGAGAGCAAAACGGTAGCGAGATGGGTAGCAAACCGTCTAGCAAGTTGCTAGGGGACAGCCAAGCAAAAACATGGCATAAAACCGATACCTATACCGATAATCCCTCTCCGACCCCTCCCGCCGGCAAACCGAAGCAACCCGCCACGCCGGAATCCGGCTTCGACCATTTCGCCGAAACCTATCCCGGATCCGTCGGCGCGAAAGGCCGCAAGACCGAAGCCGAAGCCAGAGCCCTGTACGCGGCCATCGCCGGAAACCCAGTCGAACTCACCCGCCTCCAAGCCGCGCTCCGCCGCTACAGGCACGCCGTCAACGACGGCCAGATCCGCAGCGGCCACATCCCACGGCTCAACACATGGCTCCGCGACCAGTGGGAGACATGGGCACCGGAACCCATCACACCCACGCGGCAGCACAAGCACACCTGGAACTGCGAACACGTCCACCGGCTCATGGATCCGCACGAGGACGAATACGACCACAACGGCAGCCTCAGGGAAGGCAACCCAAGCGAATGGTGGCAGGCATGCCAGGCATGCGCAGACGAACTCAACAACCAAGAAACCAGCAAGGAGAAGCAATGAGCAACTACCAAAGCAACCAGATCAAGCTCATCAACACGAGCCTGATCGACCCCCACCCCGACAATCCACGCAAAAACATCGGCGACGTGAACGACCTCGCCGCCAGCATCAAAACCAACGGCCTCCTCACGCCCCTCAGCGTCGTACCCAACGGCGAGCGCTACAGGGTCATCGCCGGCCACCGCAGGCTCGCCGCATGCAAACAGGCCGGAACCGGAGCCGTCCCATGCTTCGTGCTCCAGCTCGACCCACTGCAGCAGCTCGAAGCCATGGTCACCGAAAACTGCCAGCGCGAACAGCTCACCGCGTTGGAGGAGGCCGACGCCATCCAGGGCATGCTCGACCTCGGAGCCACCACCGCCAGCGTCGCCCACCGGCTC